ATCAAAAAATATCTCATAGTTTAAAATTTAAATTAAGAGAAGATGTTAAAAAAGTAATTGAATTAAAAAAAATCTATTCTTCAAGTTCAAAATGATTTAATTGCAAAATATGGTGCTAACGATAAAGATGGTAATTTTGGATTGGATCGTTGGGTTGATTTTGAAAACAGAGTACCAAATCCTGAATTTGTTAAATACAATGAAGAATGGAATAAGTTTTTAACTGAAAATACAAATGAAGTTGAATTAATAGATTTAACTTTAGAAGATTTAAAAGATGTAATTACTAAAGATATTTATAACGTAATTGATACTTATTTTATAAAAATAAATGAATAAATTTTTAGAAATAACTCAATCTTGGATTACAGCTATTAACCCATCAGAAGAAAAACAACAAATAGCAGATCAACGTATTGCTGTATGTAATACATGTGAATTTAGAAAATATAATGATGTGGGTGATTTTTATTATTGTGGAAGATGTGGTTGCCCTTTAAAAGGTAAAATATATTCCCCAGTAGAAAAATCTTGCCCAGAAAATAAATGGCCAGTATGATAAAACCTACAAAATTAACAGATGAAGAATTTAACAAGGTTAATGAACTTCAAAAAGAATTTCAAATAATTGCTCTCCAAATGGGTGAGTTACATATAATTGAACGCAATTTAGAAGAAGAATTAGATAAAGTAAAAACAGAATTAAAAAACTTTTATCTTAGCTATAAAAAAGTTCAAGAAAAAGAAAAAGAATTAGTAAACACCTTAGAATCAAATTATCCAGGTGTTAACATTAATTTTGAAACAGGCGAACTTTCATAGTTCGCCTTTCGTTTTTGATTCTCTGCTATATATTTATTGTAGAATTACCCGAATATATTTAATACTAAAAATACAATGGCAGAAAAAATTATATCACCTGGTGTGTTTGTTAACGAAAGTGACAAATCATTAGTATCAAGAGGACCTGTTGTAACTGGAGCCGCAATTGTTGGCCCAACAGTAAATGGACGCCCATTAGTCCCTACAGTAGTTACCTCATATTCAGATTATGTTTCTCAATTTGGTGAAACATTTAAATCAGGAAGTCAATATTATGAATATTTTACTTCACTAGCAGCTAAAGAATACTTCTCAGGTGGTGGTCAATCATTGCTTGTTACTCGTATTATTTCAGGTTCTGCTTATAACACATACGCACAAGCGTCTGTTTCTTCATTCTCTGATTCTGCTACACCTTCATTTACATTAGAAACATTAGCATATGGGAATCAATTAAACAACACAAGTTCTTTATCAGCTGGAGGTGCTTTAGCATCAGGTTCTGCAGGTAACGTTCGTTGGGAAGTAACAAATGTTAACACAGGAAGTGGTACATTTACTATTACTGTTCGTCAAGGTGATGACAATACACAAAACAAAAATGTTTTAGAAACTTGGGCTAACTTATCATTGGACCCACAATTACCTAACTACATTTCTCGTGTAATTGGAGATGAAAAACCAGTATATGTTGCTGCTGCAGGTGGTGATGATGCTTATGTACAATTAACAGGTTCATATGCTGTATCTAGCCAATATGTTCGTGTAGCTTCAATTAATACTATTCAGGTTGATTCAATTGATAATGATGGTAACTATAAAGCTACTCAATACTCAGGTTCATTACCTGCTGTAGGATCTGGTTCATACGGTGGTTCATTCTCTGGTGGTGTAGCTGCTACAAACCGTGCGAGCGCAGCATTTTTTGATAATATTACTCCTTCTGCCACAAACTCACAAGGATTTATTATGACAGAATATGACTCAGGTAGTGCTTTACTTGCAAATAAAGATGAATATGATTTCAACTTGCTATTATGCCCAGGTGTATTCTTAAGTGCTAATGCAAACGCTACTTCAGATAACATTATAGGAATTGCTGAAGGTCGCGGAGATGCTTTTGCAATTGCTGATTTAGTAGCATATGGAGCAGGTAAAAACGGAGCAATACAAGCTGCTGCTGGTTCAACTTCTAACTATGGTGCTGGTTATTGGCCATGGGTTCAAACATTTAGTGCTAATTTAGGTCGCCCAGTATGGGTTCCGGCTTCAGTAGTAATGGCTGGTGTTTACTCATTCAATGATCAAGTAGGTGCTGAATGGTTCGCTCCTGCAGGTTTAAATCGTGGTGGAATTGGTTCAGTAATTAGAGCTGAAAAGAAATTATCAGCAGACGATCGTGATAGTTTATACGAAGCAAATGTTAACCCATTAGCAACATTCCCAGGTGAGGGAGTTGTAGCATTTGGTCAGAAAACATTCCAAAAACGTGCAACTTCATTAGATCGTATTAATGTTCGTCGTTTATTGATTAACTTGAAGCGCTTTGTAACATCAGTTTCTCGTCAATTAGTGTTTGAACAAAATACTACTGTAACACGTAATCGTTTCTTATCAACTGTAAATCCATATATGGAATCAGTTGTATCAAGACAAGGTTTATATGCTTATAAAGTAATAATGGACGATACAAACAATACAGCAGATGTAATTGATCGTAATCAATTAGTTGGTCAAATTTATGTTCAACCTACTAAAACTGCTGAATTTATTATCTTGGATTTCACTCTACAACCAACCGGAGCTACTTTCCCAGTATAATAAAAATTTAAAATTTAGATATTTATAATAAACAAGAATATAAACAATGGCAGTATTAGACGCATCAGAGATTATGTTTACCGCTTTTGAACCTAAGGTTCAAAACAGATTCATAATGTACATAGACGGTATCCCAGCTTACTTAATTAAAAAAGCTGCTTCCCCACAATTTGAAGCTAATGAAATCGTATTAGATCATATCAACGTTTACCGTAAAATTAAAGGTAAAGTAAGATGGCAAGATATGACATTAGAACTTTACGATCCAATCGCTCCATCAGGTGCGCAAGCAGTAATGGAATGGGCTCGTTTAGCACACGAATCAGTAACAGGTCGTGATGGTTATTCAGATTTTTACAAGAAAGATTTAGTATTAAACGTATTAGGACCAGTTGGTGATGTTGTTTCAGAATGGATTATCAAAGGTGCTTATGCTAAATCTGCTAACTTTGGTGATTATGATTGGTCACAAGGTGAATCTGCTGCCTCTATTTCATTAACAATTGCAATGGATTATTGCGTATTGAACTACTAATAATAATTAGATTAAAGTAATAAAACCCTTCGACATTTTGTTGGAGGGTTTTTTCTTTTGTATATTTATATATAGAACATAAAACAGTTATATGGAACAAAAATTCAAATTACCTACTGAAACCATTACCCTCCCTTCAAAAGGTTTATTATATCCAGCAGAAAACCCATTATCTAAAGGAGAAATTGAAATGTCTTACATGTCCGCAAAACATGAAGATATATTAACTAACATGAATTATATCAAAAATGGAACAGCTATTGATAAATTGCTACAAGCATTAGTTGTTACTCCAATTAATTTTGATGATTTAATTGTTGGTGATAAAAATGCAATTTTAATTGCTGCTCGTATTTTAGGATACGGTAAAGATTATCCTATTAGATTTTATAATACATCTACTAGATCTGAAGATGATTATACAATTGATTTAACAACATTAAATGAAAAAGAAGTAGACCAATCATTATTTACCTCAGGAAAAAATGAATTTATGTTTACTTTACCCCAATCCAAAAACAACATTACATTTAAATTTTTAACAGGAGCTGACGAAAAGAAAATCACGCAAGAAATTAATGGATTAAAGAAATTATATCCAAATGATTCATTTGATTTAACTACTCGTTTAAAGTATATGATTACTTCTGTTGAGGGATCACGCGAAACTAAAGACATACGCGAGTTTGTCGATAATTATCTTACTGCACAAGATTCACGTGCGTTCCGCGAGTATTATGCCAAATTAATGCCCGATATTAATTTAGATATAACTGTAGAAAAAGATGGGTACACACAGGAGGGTGTAACGGTACCAATTGGTATTAACTTTTTTTGGCCTGACTCCGGAGTATAGAGTACAAATATTTTCTCAAATTCATGAAATTGTATTTCATGGTAATGGAGGATATGATTGGGAAACAGTTTATAATATGCCTTTATGGCTTCGTAGATTTACTTTTAATAAACTAAAAGAATATTACGATAAACAAGCCGAAGAAGCTGAAAAACAACAAAATCAGTTAAAAAATAAAGGTAATGCTAAAGAAATATCTAGACCTAATATAACCCCCTCTAAACAAACTCCTACATATTCATATAAGGCACCTAAAAAATAGGTGCTTTTTATATTTATATTATATAATCATATTATAGATGGCGTACGATTCAGAAGATAAAGAACGGGAAATTAGAGCAAATCAAAAAGAAATACTTGATTTAAGTAATCAAATTAATAGATCTTTTGAAAAAAGGAAAGACTTAACTGGAGCACTTTTAAGAGATGAAAGAGAGTATAAAAGCTTAGTTAGTGAATCTAATAGATTATCTCAACAAATTGCAGATAACGCTGAAAAAATAGCTAATTTCCAAGTAAAATCTAAAGATTTATCCCAATCTATTTCTAAAGCTGAAACCGCAGCGAATGACGCAGCTAAAAAATTTGCTGATATTCAAAAAACATTAATTAGAGATAAAATAAGTGCAAGTATTAATTTCAATGCTGCAAGATCTAAAGAAAGAGATCTTAGTAAACAAATTAGTGATATAGCCAATGATAATAGATTATTAGAAAATGAAAAAAATTATCTAATAAGATCAGGTAATATAAATGCGGCACAAGCTCGTCAAAGAGAAATAAATGATAATAAATTATTAGAAGCTGAACTTAAACAACAATTAGCTGATAACTCTAAATCTAAAGATTTATCTAAAGAAATAGTTAAAAATATTAATAGTATACTTGATTCTGAAAAACAGCGAAACCAAGAATCACAAGATCAAATTACTCGACTTAAAGAACAATTAGAACTTGTTCGTGCTGTTGAAGATGCTACATTTTTAACTGAAAAGATGCTTAAATCTATTACCTTACTCCCGGGTATTAGTAAATTCTTCAAAGCAGATGATGCTGCTAAAATATTAGATATTGCTAAACAAGCTGCTGCTAATTTAGCTGTAGCTCAAGGTAATGCTTTAACTTTAGGAAATAAATTAGGTATAGCATTAGGTGCTGCGGGAGAAGCAGCTGCTGTATTTGGAGGGAATTTACTTAAAGCAACATTTAGTATAGAAAACTTATTAAAAGCTGCTTTTGCTGCTAGTGTACAATCAACTCAATTATCTAAAAGTTTAGGGTATGGTGCTGCTAATGCAGATCGTGTTAGAGCAAATTTTGTTAATATTGAAGCTTTAGCTAATAATTCAAATGTTACTACTAAAAATTTAGTAGAAGCATTTAATGAATTATCAACTGCTACTGGATTTGTTACTGAGTATTCTGAAGATGCATTAGTAACTCAAATTAAATTAACTCAACAATTAGGATTATCAGGTGAAGAAGCTGCAGGTATATATAAATCTTCAATATTAACTGGAAAATCATCTGAGGAAACATACCAATCCATGTTACGAGGGTATGTTGCTACTCGTAATACTTTGAGAGTTGGTGTTCCTTTCAAAGTAGCTATGGCCGAAGCTTCTAAAGTAACTGGCCAGTTAGCAGCTAATATGGGCTACAATTTAGAAAACACTATAAAAGGTGTTGTAGCAACTAAAGCTTTAGGTACATCGTTAGAGCAAGCAAAATCTCAAGGTGAAAAATTACTTGATTTTCAATCATCTATTGAAAGTGAATTAAAAGCTGAATTAATAACTGGTCAACAACTAAACCTTGAACGTGCTAGAGCAGCAGCATTGATGGGCGATCAAGTAACAGTAGCAGAAGAATTAGCAGCTCAAGGAATGACTGCCGCTAAGTTCTCTCAAATGAACACAATTGCTCAAAGATCATATGCTGAAGCTTTAGGTACTACATCAGATGAGTTAGCTAACCAATTAATGAAACGTGAGCAAGCAATTGCTTCAGGTAAATCATTAGCTCAGATTACAGCAGAAGAAGCAGATGAAGCTGCAAAACGCCAAGATGCTCAAACTAAATTTAATTTAGCTATAGAAAAAGTTCAAAGTGTTTTAGGTAATTTAGTTGCAGGTCCTTTAGGGAAATTTTTAGATATATTAGCGTCATCAGCAGATGTATTATCAGCAATGGCTGTTACTTGGGCGGCTATTACAGGTATCCAAAAATTATCAGTAGCTTATGAAGCTGCTAAAACAGGCTATATGATAGCACAACGAGGAGCTGCTTTAGGATATAATACTATATTATTAGCACGACAAGCTTTAATGGCTGGTGAATTAGCTAAAGCTATTGGTATAGCAGCAGCATACGCAATTGCTAACCCATTAAAAGCTCTTGCAGGTATTGCCGTTGCCGCCGCTGTTGCTGCTGGATTATATTCAATGGTAAAAGCAGATGACGCCGTATCTCCAGGGTATGGTAAACGTACTTTATTATCTCCAGAAGGAGCAATTCAATTTAATGATAAAGATACAATAGTTGCAGGGACTGATTTAGGAGGTGGCGAAGGAGAATCTGTTAAATCATCATCATCAATAGATTTAACTCCAATGATTTCCGCAATAAATGAAGTAACTTCCGCAGTTAATCAATTAAATTCTAAGAAATGGGATGTGTATTTAGATTCTAAAGTAGTAGGAACTGGATTAATGCAAAAATCATATAAATCAGCTTAATTTTAAATATTTATACAAAAACACAATAACATGAGCTTATTAGACAATTTATCAAAAATGCTTTTAGGGTACAAAGGAGCAAAGCCTAAATTCAATGCTGAAGCACCTACTTCAACTTTACATAATCTATCATCTACTTTAGGACAACCTGCTATTACAAAAAATCCTTCTAATTTAGACGAAGCTGATAAGTTGAACAATTCAAAATATAAAAGCCTTAAAGGAAGAAAATATTTAGATCAACAATTTAAATAATTGTAATGTCTTTATTTGAAAAATTAAAAGATACCAGTTTAAAATCATTAAAATTTGGTCAGACCGGTGGTACTGGTGATACTAAACCATATATCGTAACAGATATTAATACTGTAGATAGAGGGTTTAATAATTTTCGTATGACTAGATTTGATGATGGATTTATACGTGGGGGTGGTGTTGGGTCATTAAATGCTGGCATAACAGATACTTTACGTATTGGTAAATTTTTAACTGATTTTCCAAAAGGACCATTATTTATCACAAAACAAGTTGGATTACAATTATCTAATCCAAGACTTGAAACTAAGCAATTACCTACTAACAAAACAGGTACTAGTTTTATTGGTAAAATAGGTGCTACTGTATTAAATTTAGCTAATAAAATAAATAATTTAGTTGGAGGACCAACTCGTATTTATAACTTAGGAATTAATACTTTAGCTCAAGTACCTGTTAATGCTTTAGGAGGACATATTGTTCGCCATGGTTTTTTACCTGTTCAAAACGAAATTCAAAAATATTTTAGTGTAGTTACTGAAAATAATAATAACGGAAATAATCGTTTAGAAAATTTATATAATACTTTACTATCAGGTACTGATACTAGAGTTAACTTTTTTAAAAATAATCGATATTCAGATTTATCTAAAACAGTAATTGACAGCTATATTAGTGGTCCTGGATCATTTTATGGAATTGGTAGTACTACTATTCGTAGAACTACATATACCGCGGATAAAGATAAAATTAGAAAATCATTAAATATAAATTCTGATAAATCTAGAGCAATAGACTCAGATATAAAACTTTATGTTTCAAAAGATGATAGTATATTTGCACAATATAGTAATAAATTTGAAAGATTAAATTCTCAAAAGGAGTGGAAAGGAGCATATTCTCAATCTTTAGAACAAAGTTTACAAATTTCAGCAAATAAATCTAGAAATGGATTTTATATTCTTCCAGATACTGAACCTACATCATCATTTACAAAACAATTTAAATATGATAAAAGTTTCAATCCAATAAACACATTTCTTAATCTTGATCCAACAGGTAAAAATGAACAAAATAGATATGATATACCTGAAGTTACTTCATTAGATCGTATAACTAGTATTACTGCTTCTTATGATATTGTTTCTGAAGGTGTAGCTAGTCGTGTTGAGGGGATAACAGTATTTGAAGAAGATGTTAATGAAAGTATTGCTAATTTCCTACCAAAAACTTCTAATAAAACTTATAACCAATTAATAACAAATAAAGTACTTCAAACTGACTTTAGAGTACCAACAACTTATAATGTATATCCAGGTATATCTAATAAAGAATTTAAAGATATTGATGGTATAATTAATCGTAAACCAACTGAATTTTCTGAAAATTATTTAGATTATAATTATGGTTTAGTTAATTTATTAGATATATACGACAGAAATGATGCTGATATATTAAAAGTAACATTTACTCAATTAGACCCGTTTAGTGGAAACGCATTAAATGTTTTACCATTTTCAGCATATGTAAGTGGGTATAGTGAAACATATAATAGTAATTGGGATGATATAAAGTATAATGGTAGATCTGAGTTTTTATATGCGTTTAATAGCTATAGAAAAACAGCTACTTTTAAATTAATGATTCCTATATTTGAACCTGATGAATTAAAAGCAAAACATGATCGTTTAAAATTATTACAAAAGGGACTAGCAGGTAAATATTTAAATAATCGTTTAGGAGGTGTTATAACCAGAATTAATTTAGGTTATTATTTATATGGTGCTGCTTGTATTATAAATAGCTTAACAGTTAGTATTCCTGATGAAGCTTCTTGGGATTGGGGGGTTGATGGTGATCCAAATATGGCGTATGCTATGTTACTTGAAGCAAATTTCCAAATTACAGTTATTGATGAAACAGTTGCTGCATTTGAAGAAACTAAAAAAGAAACTACTCCACCACCTACTCCTAAACCTGGTCCTGCTCCTAAACCAAGACCAAAACCAACACCAAAACCAGCTCCATTACCAACACCAAAAACAATCAATATTCCAAGACCAGTAATAACAGCTGATGAAACAAGAACTAAATTTACTCCAACAAATGTGCCCCGTGGTGGAACTTATGGAGGAACAAATGCTGCTCAAGGAGCTAATGCTATAAAATTAAAACAAAAACAATTAACAGAAGCCCAAAATAAAGCATTAGTAGATAAATTGAGCTCTAAAAAACCCAAATAATTTAATAACTAATGAGATATAATAATTCAGAAATAAAATATACTTTATCTGGAAAACCGTATTACAGGAGAAAAAATTATCCTCAAATACCATTTTCTGATTCTGATGTGTATGTTATTACAACTGTAGGAGATCGTTTAGATACTATAGCTTATAGTTATTATAATAATGCTGAATTATGGTGGGTTATTTCTGTAGCTAATAATAATGTTACTAAAGGATCTTTATTTCCTACACCAGGTACTCAATTAAGAGTACCTACTGATATTAATGCTGTATTAGATTTATTTGATACTGAAAATAATATATAAATGTTATGTCAATATTTAGAGAACCAATTCATCCAGTAATTTCGGGTTCATTAGCTGCTAGGCAAGGACTAATGGGCAAGGAAAATCTTTCATCTCAAGATATAGCATATCTTAATTCAAAAACATCATGGATACAATTACGTTCTAGTGTTGATGTAGAATTCAATGGCCGAATAAGTGCTGATGGAATGGCTACAGATAATGTGCTGTTAGGAGGTGCATTATTGTCTGGTAATCAACAAAGAGAAGGAATAGGAACTAAGGGCTTAGGAAGATATGATACTAGTATTTACAATAAATCATTAAATCAAATCGAACCTAATGTACTTGGTCTTCGTCCAATGCCAGGTATAACTAATTTATCTATTCAAAATAAAGGTGCTTATGGTTCATTACGCCAAGCTACTGTAACTTTCCAATGTTGGGATGTAAAACAACTCGAAATGTTAGAGATGCTTTATATGAGACCTGGGTATACTGTATTACTTGAGTGGGGGTGGTTGCCTTATATAGATAATAAGGGTAAATTAACTGATAGACTACTTCAAGATACTTCATTTTTTGGACGTAAAGATATAAATCTTCAAAAGTATTTATCTGATTTAAGAAAACGCTCATTAGACAGTCATGGTAATTATGATGCTATGTTTGGCTATGTAATGAATTATAGCTGGAAATATAGAATGGATGGTGGATATGATTGTAGTACTGAAATTATATCTACAGGTGAAGTATTAGAATCACTTAAAATAAATGCTTCTGGGGCTTCAGTATCATCAACTTCTTCAGGTACTTTATTATCTACGGAAAGATATTCTAATATTGAAGATATTCAAAAAGAATATAGAAGGAATTTACTAACAGGTATTATTTCTGAAACTTATGCTTTAGCTTTATTAAAACAAACATCAGAAAACGGAGTAGGTTCTTTTACATATGATAATCAAGTATATAAAAAATCAGGAACTATTGATTTTGCTCGTTTAGAAATTGAATTAGAAACTGAGGGGATATTTTCTGGAGATGATACAGCATCTTCTAAAAACCCAGGTGGAGAACATGCTGATGGAAGTATATTAGATCAAGAATCTAATGTTTATATTACTTTAGATTCATTTGTTAAACTATTAAATGATTTTGCTTTATTAGAAAATAATAATATTTCTGACGCTGGAGGCCCTAATGGAAAAAATATTGTTACTTTATCAACCCATAATAGACCTAACTCTTTAGATGCAGGTAAAGCATTAACCTGTTTATATCATCCACTACAAATTTCAGTAGATCCTAGAGTTTGTATTATACGTAATGATTTATTTGAAAAATCAATTCAAGGAATTAGTATTGCCCCTCCAGCAGAAAATGACCAAGATGTTAAAATCATTAAAGTTAAACAAAATCCAGTATATGAAGGGATTGTAAAAAATCTTAAAAGTATAAGGGATAAGGGTGGTAGCGAGAAAGAATTTAAAGCTGAATTAGCAAAAATAACTAGCAAAGAAGCACTAGCAGGTGTTGCTGATACTTATTATACTAAATATGGTGAAAAATTTGGTAATTTTTTAACAGGTGGTGGCTTTGTATCTAGTGATTTATCTATTGAACAATTAGATGATATTTTTGGTGGATTAGGTATTACTACAGCAGATTTATATTATTCAGAAAATGATGTTGAACGTACGCTTAGAGAAAACATTGTTGCTGATGCTTTAATAATTAATAGTTATATTAATATAACTCCAGAACAAAGAAAAAAATTCGCTTTAGAATCAGCTAAACAAAAAACTAAAGAACAAATTGAAACTTTAGATGAGGCTAAAGAAGAAATAAATAGCTCATCCCCAGGATATTTGTCTACACTAAATCAATTACCTAAATATTATCATTCAGGAAATACTGATCCTTTTGCATATCATGGAAATATCTATCTTAATTTAAGATTATTATATAATTTAGCTACTAGTACAGATTTAGAAAGTGAAGACCCTGCAGAAAAACAAACCATAAGCTTAATGACTTATGTTAAAGATGTTTTAACATATTGCCAAAATTCAATAGGTAATGTTAATAACTTTGAAGTAGTTATTGAAGATAATGTTGGCTATATTGTTGATGTAAATAATGTTCCTGGAAATAAAGTTGAACCTTTTACTTTTGAAGTAGGAAGTAAAAAATCTATTTTAAGAAATATATCTTTAGAATCTCAAATATTTTCAGATCAATCTACTATTATAGCAGTTGCTGCTCAATCAGATGCTGGTAAATTAGGATTAGAAAATAGTACTATGATTGCTTACAACACAGGTATAAGAGATAGAATGATATCTAAAAGAGATAATCCTGTAGCTGCTAACACATCAAAAGAAGCACAAGCTACTGGATTTACTTTAGCATTAACTGATCTAGCAGAATTATTTAATTCTATGGACCGAGGTTTTGGATTTGATTCAGAACTACAAGTTGATGATATTGATAAGTATAAAAAAGCATTAACTGATATTATAGTATTCTTTACATCTCAATATAAAGCAGATAATAAGTATAAATCTATTTTACCTTCTAAATTATCAATTACTACTGATGGGATTGGTGGATTAATAATTGGTAATATTTTTAATATAGATAAAACATTTACTCCACAAGGATATAAAGGTGATAAAGGTGTAGGTATTGATTTACAATATATAATCACTAATTTAAAACAGGAAGTGGGGTCTAATGGGCAATGGACGACAATTATTGAAGGAAATCCATTTATCCCAGATTCAACGTTTGATAGTTTAGTAGCAAACCAAAATAATTTAAAAATTGACCCTATTAAAAAAACATTTATATATGATGAAAATACAGGGCAAGTTAGAGAAGAAATTAGAAGAAATAATGAACCTATAGGTACAGTCCCCCCAGGTATAACTGGGAATGCTAAAGCAATGGCTTCAGCATTGAATTATACTTTAGGTGGTCCAAGAAAAGGAACTGGGGAGTGTAATAGATATACTTATGCTATAGCTCGTAATTATATTTTATTTAAAGACGGAAAAGGAAATCAAGCTGTTAGAGGAGTTAAACGAGGAGAATCTGGAGGGTCAGCAGCTTCTTCAGGTGCTATTGCAGCATATAAAAAATTAGGATATTCATCTACTATAGTAGGTTCAAATCTTACTAAAATTCAAATGGAAAGTTATTTAAGTAATAATAGCAATTGGAATGTTGGTGAAGTAGCTAGTTATATAAGTAGTGATGGAGCCCATTTCCACGCTCAAATATATAATGGGGGTATGGGGTGGAATTCAGATATACAAAGTTTTATGCCTATGCCTAAAGCTAATCGTTGGTCTACTGATGGTGCCGATAATTATAGTGGTAATTTTATTTATAAATCAAAACCCCAAAATTCATACACATTATATGCACTCAAACTTTCTTAATTATTATTAATTAATGAGACCTCCTAAAAATCAAATATTAGAAAATCTATATACTAGTGGTAATGAATATTTACTATCTAAAACATATGACAATTATGTAGGATATTATCACTCAGTTGCAGGGAAGAAATATGTTGGTGCTACTTATCAACCTAATTCATTTGAATTAGTACCTTATACTCAAAGACGAGAATTAGCAGCATATAACTTATCAAATATTGATCCTGTTTATATGCGTATCAATCCAAATATAATTAATACTATTAAAAAAGATGGATTTCCAATTATCCGAGTTAATTTTAAACCAACCCCAGACCCAATATATAGATTTTTCATCAAACGAATAAATGAAGTAAATGCTTCAATATTAGAAGTAAATAAACAAACGTATCTTAATGCTAGAACTACTAATTTTTATTATACTTTAACTATACTTTGGGAACAAGATAAACCTTCAACTTATATTGAATACGAGCCTCAAATGCCTGGGATAGATAGTTTTTTAAGAAATTACTCCTTACCACCATTAGGAGATGATGGAGGATTTTAACAGAAAATAAAAGGTTATATTATGTTTTATATTATTGAACGACAAGATCAATTAGATCAGTTACATATTGGTGAGGATGTATTTATTCATATTATTCCTACGAATGAAAACTATCATCCTATTTTACAAAATATTAGTTTAATTTATGTTCGGTGGATAAAAGGACATAAAGGATACATTTTATGTGTTAATCATTCCGAATCATTATCATTAAAATCTACGGATATACTCGATAAACTATCTAAGGTTAACAGAGTATACACATTAGATAATAAAGCGGTATTACACCATTTTCCTACGTTGCTTTCTCGACTAATTGATGTGCAACTGATTAGTTCATATCATAATCTCCAAACAATAAATGTTGAACAATACGAGTCAAAAGTTGAAACAGATTTTAAACGTAAATATTACACAGAAGAACCATCAGTATTAATTCCTATAGCAAAACATTATGAAAAATGTGAAAATGTATATGATCATATTGAACAGACAATCAATAAAATAAGTGAAAATATACGTGAATATGATTTTTTAAATGATTATGTTGCTCCATTCTTTTTTAATATTGAAAGACAAGGTATTAAATTAGATAAAGAACTATTTATTAAACATTTTAAAGATTTACCAAATCCTAAATTTTCAATATCTAAAGGTAAAATATACACGCAATATAATTTAAATACATTAACTGGTAGACCATCAAATGCATTTAATGGTATTAATTTTGCGGCTTTAAATAAAACAAATGGAGAACGTGCGGCTTTTATTCCTGAAAATGATAAATTAATTGAAATAGATTTTAAAGCATACCACCCTCATATTATATCTAATCTATCAGGATATATTCATAATAATGATGGAAAGTTATATGAGCATTTATCTCAACAATTCCCAGGATCAACTCCAGAAACAATTAAGGAGTTAGTTTTTCAACAATTGTATGGAGGTATTAGAAAAGAATTCCAAGACAAACCATTTTTCTCCCAAGTATATAATTATACAAACAAATTATGGAATGAATCAGAAAACGGTGCAATTGGTACCCAATTCGGTAAACGTTTCACTAAAGAAATGATTGAAAATCCAACACCACAAAAATTACTTAATTATATTGTTCAAAATACAGAAACAATATTCAATATAGTTCAGTTTTCTGTTGTGGATTATTTACTTAAAGATAAAAAAACAAAAATAATATTATACACATACGATTCTATATTATTGGATTATGATTCGTCGGAAAATTTATTAGATAGCATAACTTCGATATTAAAATTTAATTATTCCACGAAATCTGGACAAAATTACGCAGAAATAGAATAAATCATATATTTATGTTAGATTTAAGTTACGATTTATTTAATAATACATTTTTAATGGCTAATAAGCTATTTTGTACATTTACTGCTCCCGAAGAATTAGACGATACTCTAAACACTTTAACAACTAAATACACAATATTATATTCTAAAATATTTGTATTAGAATCGTTATCGACTGAAGAATATGTTTGCACATACAATATCGATACATTTAATATGGAGCAACAATCTGTGTTACCTAACACAATATTATTACATCGTAAAAAAGAGTCAAATACGTTATATACAATAAATGCTTTAAATGCATTAATCAAGTCTTTGAACAGTGGTATTTTAGATACCAATTATCGTATTACGTGGTTGGATTATAAAAATTCAATCTTGTTAATTCAAAATAATGATTTAAACATCATTCAAACAAAAATCCACAAGATAATTAATCTGTAGGATTTCTTAATTACCATTACCGAGTACAATTTTTAAAACTTAAATAGTTATATTATGGATTTAGCTTTGTTAAAGCAGAAATTAGGTAATCTTAACTCTCCACAAAAATCCGGGGGTAAGACTTACGAAAAAATCGATTACACGAAAGTGTTCTGGAAGCCTCAAGTAGGTAATCATACGATTCGCATCGTACCATCAAAATTTAATAAACAAAACCCGTTCCGTGAAGTATATTTTCACTATGGTTTTGCTAAGGGTCCAATTTTGGCTCTAAACAACTGGGGAGAAGCAGACCCAATTATGGAATTTGCTGCTAAATTACGTCAATCAAAAGACCGTGACAACTGGGCATTAGCTAAGAAATTAGACCCAAAAATGCGCGTATTTGTTCCTGTTGTTGTTCGTGGTGAAGAAAATTTAGGTGTTCGTTTATGGGAATTTGGTAAAGAAGTATACAAATCATTACTAGGATTTGCTGCTGATGAAGATTATGGTGATTTTACTGATATCCAAGATGGATTTGATTTTAAAATCGATGCTGTAAATTCAGAAGTTGCTGGTCGTAAAGTAGTTAGTTGTACATTACGCCCTCGTCCAAAATCATCTCCAATTTCTGATGATGCTAATTTAGTTAATAAATGGTTAGAAGAACAACCAGATATTATGACTATTAATCGTAAACGTGAATACGATGATATTAAAGAATTATTAGCTAAATGGTTAAACCCAGAAGCTGAAGAAGAACAAGCAGCACCTACTGCTCCTACTGAAGCAGCTCCTGCAGCACAATCAGATTGGGTAAATGATAATCAAGTAACAGAGCAAGAGCGTGCTGCATTTACTTTAAATACCAGCTCATCAGATAAATTCGACGAATTATTTCAATAATGGCTAAAAAATCAGTTTCGGAAACAGTGTCTACAGTGTTAGGCGACAAATCAAAATTTAATCTGGCTGCGTTCAAGAAATCTAAATTCTTGGACCAGTCAGTTAAATTTAAAGCACAGAGATGGCTACCATTATCTCCTGCGTTTAATGAAGTATTATCATTACCAGGTATTCCAATGGGTCATATCACATTACTTCGAGGTCATAGTGATACAGGTAAAACAACAGCATTATTAGAGTGTGCAGTAGCAGCCCAGAAAGCAGGTGTATTACCAGTATTCATTGTTACTGAGATGAAATGGAATTGGGAACACGTTAAGCAAATGGGTTTCAAAATTAATGAAGTGTGGGATAAAAACACAGGTGAGTTAATCGATTATGAAGGTGATTTTATCTATGTTGATAGGGACACATTAGGCACAGTCGAAGATGTAGCTGCATTTATTGCTGATTTGTTACATGAACAAGCACAAAATCGTTTACCATACGATTTATTATTTCTATGGGATTCAGTTGGATCAATTCCATGTAAATTATCTGTGGAATCAAATAAAAATAACAATGAATGGAATGCTGGAGCTATGTCTCAATCCTTTGGTAACTTTATCAATCAAAAGATTGTACTATCACGTAAAGAGAATTACCCATATACTAATACATTAGTAGCAGTAAATAAAATTTGGGTAGATAAACCATCAATGCCGATGGAACAACCTAAAATGAAAAATAAAGGAGGTAATACAATGTATTTTGATGCTTCCGTTATTGTAACATTTGGTAATATTACTAATGCTGGTACTAATAAAATTAAAGCAACTAAAGGTGGTAAAGATGTCGAATTTGCTAAACGTACTAAAGTAGCAGTAGATAAAAACCACATTACCGGTGTACAAACTAAAGGATCTGTTATTATGACAGTACACGGTTTTATTGATGATGATAAAAAAGCAATTGATAACTATAAGAAAGATCATTCTGAAGAATGGTTACGCATTTTAGGTAGTGACGATTTCGATATTGTAGAAGAGATGGGTGACGACGGAATTGACACATCATTAATGTTTGACCAAGAACCAGAATAAAATGAATAAAGACTTTTTAAACCAGTTATTATCAGAATTAAACGCTGATAAAAATAATTCAAAGAACGCTAGAGTACTCATTGTAGATTCAATGAATACATTCCTCCGCTCATTTGCTATTATTCAGCACATAAACCCCAACGGCCATCATGTAGGTGGTCTTGTTGGCTTCCTTAAATCGGTTGGTTATGCTATTAAGCTATACCAACCGACTAGGGTTGTCTTAGTATTTGACGGACAGGGTAATTCTACTAATAAACAGTACTTATATTCTGATTATAAAGCAAATCGTACTAATTTAAAAGTAACTAATTGGAAAGTATTCGATTCAAAATCTGAAGAAAGCGAATCAATGGCTAACCAAATGGGACGATTAATCGAATATTTAACCCAATTACCAGTGTCAATGATTTCAATTCCTAAAATTGAAGCCGATGATGTAATGGGTTATTTAGTTAAAAAATTCGAAGCAGATTCTGAGGTAGATAAAGTAACAATTATGTCTGCTGATAAGGATTTCCTGCAATTAGTTTCTAATAAAACAGAAATATATTCACCAACTAAGAAGAAAACATACAGAACTGATGAGGTTTTAGAAGAATATTTTGTTCATCCTAATAATTTTATTAATTACAAAATGTTATTAGGTGATGCTGGAGATAATGTTCCTGGTATTCAAGGATTAGGTCCTAAAAAAGTATTTAAGTTATATCCTGAATTAACTGAATCTACTCCTATTGATTTAGAATATATGTTAAATAAAGCAAAATTAGAAGAAGATAAAAATGCTTTATATACAAAAATACTTTCATTTGCTCATCAATTAGATATTAATTATAAATTAATGTCATTAAAAGATCCAAATATAAACGACGAGGATAAACGCATCATTGATGAAACAATTGATAATGCACCACCATCGTTGAACATAGGGAGTTTCGTTGAAATGACCGAGATTGATCAATTAAATGAGCGGGTAAATTGGCAAGGGTGGTTGATAGAAAATTTTTCTTCGTTAGATTGGAAGCAATAAAAGTTACAAATAAAGGTTATAAATGACAGCACTAGATAGTTTAGATAAGTATGGGAATTCGTTCCAAACCAAAGTATTAGGTTTGTTGTTAACAGATAGAAAATTTCTAGTAGACGTATCAGATTCAGTTACAGATGATTATTTTGAAAACACAGCACGTAAATGGATTGTAAATCGATTACAAAAATATTTTGACGAGTTCCATACAACTCCTACAATGGAGGCACTTCAAATTGAAGTAAAAAAAGAAGATAATGAAGTTTTAAAAATTGCTGTGGTTGAAGAATTGAAAGAAGCTTATAAAATGGCGGATCAATCACTCGATAAGGAATATATTGAGCAAGAATTTTTAAAATTCTGTCAAAATCAACAGATGAGAAAAGCAATTATGACATCTGTTGATTTATTAAATGATGGAGATTATGAATCGATTCGTACATTAATTTCCAAAGCAATTGTTACATCACAAGAAAAAAATACCGGACACGATTATGAATTAGATGTAGAATCACGTTATAGACCAGACGATAGACGTGTTATTCCTACACCTTGGCCACAAATTAATTCAATTACGCAAGGTGGTTATGGTAAAGGGGATTTAATTATATTCTTTGGCGGTCCTGGTTCTGGTAAATCATGGGCAGCGATTTCAATGGCATTAGAAGCTGTTAAATTGAATTGTAATGTAGTATATTATACTTTAGAATTAGGTGAAGGATATGTTGGACAACGTTTTGATGCTAACTTACTTAACATCCCAGTTGATCAATTACCAATGCATCGAGTTAAAATTGAAGAAGCAACCAAAGGATTAGCCGGTAAATTAATTATTAAAGAATTTCCACCAAAACGTGCATCATTAGATGATATTGAACGACATTTAGATCAATTATGGAACCAACATAATTTTAAACCTAATGTTATATTTATTGATTATTTAGATTTATTACGTAATAGACGCTCACGAGTTGAACGTAAAGATGATTTAGATGATATATACACAGATGCAAAAGGTTTAGCTAAAGAATTAGGTATTCCAATTGTATCACCCTCCCAAGTAAACCGTTCAGGTGCTGCTGATAAAGTAGTAGAAGGTGATAAAGCTGCGGGTTCATATGATAAAATTATGATTGGAGATATTATTATTTCAACATCACGTTTACGTAAAGATAAAGTTGATAATACATCTCGTTGGCATATTATTAAAAATCGATATGGTACAGATGGTATTACATTCAATTGTAATTTTGAAGGATCTACAGGTGTAACTCGAATCACAGGTGAATATGTTGAAGAAGAAGAGTCGGATTCTCCACAAACTCCTCCACAAAGAACTAGACAAGATTTTGATCCTGATGATAAAGATTATTTGCGAAAGAAGTTTTTTGAACTAGCAACTCCTTCTTAATTATCATTAGTATATACTGTATTTATATCTGCACCTTAAAAATTAAAAATAAAATCTATGTTAAAAGTACTTAAATTTTCTGCTTCTTGGTGCGGCCCATGCAAGCAGCTTGCCCCTATATTTGATCAAGTTAAATCAGAAGTATCTGGTGTTTCATTTCAAGACGTTGATGTTGATGCTGAATCAGCATTAGCAATTAAATACAATGTAAGAGGTGTTCCTACTATCGTAATTGAAAAAGATGGACAGGAAGTAAAACGTCTTGTTGGAATGCAACAAAAACCATCATTAACTTCAACAATTAACTCGTTTAAATAATATGATCACCGATAAGCGTTTATTTTATAAGCCGTTTGAATACGACCAAGCCCACGAATTTTTAAAAGCACAACAACGTGTGCATTGGTTACCTGAAGAAGTTACATTAGCTGCTGATGTTAATGATTTTAAATTAAAATTGACTGAATCCGAAAAGAATTTAATCGGTCAAATCTTAAAATCATTTGCTCAGACCGAAACACACGTAGAAGACTATTGGTCATCTAATGTATCTAAATGGTTTCCAAAACCAGAAATCCAATCAATGGCCGTTACATTCGGTTCATTTGAATCTATCCATGCTGAAGCATATTCATTGCTAAACGAATCACTAGGTTTAGATGATTTTGCAGCATTTATGGATGATGAAGAAGCTCGTAATAAAATCGAAAGATTACAGCAAGTACAATCAGGAACAATGGATGAAATAGCACAATCATTAGCTATATTTTCAGCATTTACTGAAGGTGTTAATTTATTTTCATCATTTGCTATTTTGATGTCATTCCAAATGAGAAATTTAATGAAAGGAATGGGACAAATTGTTGCGTGGTCTGTTAGAGATGAATCACTACATTCAAAAGCTGGATGTTGGTTATTTAGACAATTGTTAGAAGAACGTCCTGAATTAAATACAATCGATTTACAGGAACGTATCAAAACAGCATGTGCTATTTCAGTAGAATTAGAATTTGCATTTATCAATAAAGTATTTGAAATGGGCGACTTAGAAAATTTAACTAAGGAGCAATTAAAGAATTTCATTCGTGCTCGCGCTAATGAAAAAATGGTAGAACTAAGTTATAAACCATTATACGATGTAAATGAAAAATTATTAGACGAAATCGCTTGGTTTGGTCAGATTACATCAGGAGTGGAACAACAGGACTTTTTTGCACAACGACCTAGTGCATACTCAAAGTCGACAGCAGATTGGTCGGATTTATAATATAAAATAATAAAAAATGAGCATTACAGTTGATACCCGTAAATGGGTTGTAGGAAAAGATTATCCCGAATGGATGGATGATATTGCAGTAAGCATGATCTCTAAAGGTTACTTACTATCAGATGAAAACGTATTCGAAGGATTTAAACGTGTGTCTAAATCTGCTGCTCGTAGGTTACGTCGTAAAGATCTTCAACCATTTTTCTATGAAGCAATGGTTAAGAATTGGTTGTGTTTAGCCTCTCCTGTATTATCAAACATGGGTACAGAACGTGGATTACCAATTTCATGTTATGGTATCGATGTTGATGATTCAGTAGAAGGTATTGCATCAGCAAACTCTGAATTAATGCGTTTATCGTCTCAAGGTGGTGGTGTTGGTATGTCATTATCTCGTATTAGAGGACGTGGTGCTAGAATTAAAGATAATGGTGTAAGTGAAGGTATTATTCCTTGGGCTAAAATTTATGATTCTACTATCTTAGCTACTAACCAAGGTTCGGTTCGTAGAGGTGCGGCTTCATTTAATCTAGATATTAATCATCCAGATATTGAAGAATTTTTAATGATGAGACGTCCAAAAGGTGATGTTAATCGTCAATGTTTAAATACACATCATTGTGTAGTTGTTGATGATAATTTTATGCAAAAAGTAGAAGATCGTGATCAACATGCTTTAAAGATTTGGGGTGAGATTTTACGTACTCGTTTAGAAACAGGAGAACCATACATTATGTTTAAAGATAATGTAAATAAAGCAAATCCTGAAGGGTACAAGAAATTAAACTTAGAAGTTACAATGACTAATATATGTTCTGAGATTGTATTGTATACAGATCCATTACATTCATTTATTTGTTGTTTATCGTCATTAAATTTAGCTCGTTTTGATGAATGGAAAAATTATCGTTTCGAAAATGGTATGTCAGTTCCTGAATTAATGACTTGGTTCTTAGAAGGTGTATTACAAGAATTTATTGATCGTGCTAAAAATATCCGCTTTATGGAAAATACAGTACGTTCAGCAATGAAAGGTAGAGCAATTGGTATTGGTGCTTTAGGATGGCATACATTCTTACAATCAAAAGGCATTCCATTTGTTGGGATCCAAGCAAATGCTTATACACGTGAAATATTTAGCTTTATTGATTCTGAATCTTTAAAAGCATCTCAAGATATGGCTAAAGAATATGGCGAACCAGAATGGTGTAAAGGTACAGGTGTAAGACATTCACATAGAATGGCAATCGCACCTACAGTATCGAATGCTCATATTTCAGGTGGTGTTTCTCCATCAATTGAGCCGTTACCTGCTAATATCTATAATTTAAAAACGGCTAAAGGTGTATTCATTAAAAAGAATCCAATATTAGAACAATTACTCGAGTCTAAAGGATTTAATATCCCATCAGTATGGGACAGAATTGCTAAAGATCAAGGTTCAGTTTATGGTGTAGAAGATCATATTTTATCAAACGAAGAAAAGGAAGTATTTCGTACATTTAAAGAAATTAATCAATTAGAAATTGTACGTCAAGCTGGTATTCGTCAAAAATATGTTGATCAAACTGTATCATTAAATTTATGTTTTGATCCAAATGATACACCACGTTGGATGTCAGAAGTACATAAAGAAGCCCACAAAGCTGGTATTAAAACATTATATTACCTACGTACAGAATCTGTACTAAGAGGTGATAATTTAGATAGAACTGCAGCTTGTGTAGCTTGCGAAGGATAAAATTTCTTAATTAAATTTATTATGTTAGAAGACTTATTAAAAGAATTACTTACACTAAAAGATGAAGTTGAAAAAATAGATATTAATCAACTTCCAGAAACTCAGAAAGCATCAACAATAAATGATATTACTGATAAAGTTATAACTATTTTAAATAATGCAAAAATCCCGTTACCCGAAGAACATTCAGACGATAGTGGAACAGAAGTTCCAACCAGCGAAGTTTAACTTATTTTATTATTGGAGACGTTTTAAAATACGTCAACCAATGCATAAATATACTCCACTAGAAACACGAATTAAAAACGGAGATTTTGAAATATCTGATTACAGACAACAAGCGTTTTATGAGTTGTGGTTATTAGACGATCGATTAAAAACTGAACGTTCTAAATACCCATCTCATGAAGCTTGGATGAATCGTAGAGAAGTAATTGAAAAGCAACAATACGATCGTTATCATAAATTAATGAACGCATTCGATAAAGAAGAACCAAAAATATGGTCAGAATTAGTAAATGAACTAGCAGGAGATTTTAGACATTTGGGACCTGATAAGTTGTCTCGTATAGATTTAATTAATGAATTAGCAGGAGAATTCGATGGTACTACTTTAGAATTCTATGAATACTTAAAAAAATATAATAAATAGTTATGGCCCTTATTTCACACGAAGTACCATTAGATCTATTAAATGAGTCATTAAAATTTAATGACTATCATTATTGTTTACCTCATTTATTAGAAAATAAACAGTACTATGAATTTTTTAAAAACGCATCTGAACGTGGTGATTTAATTATCATGGATAATGGTTTATTTGAAGGAGTATCACATACAATCGAAGATTTACTCGAGAAAATCAATGATATTAAGCCAAGTATATTCATCGTTCCTGATGCATGGAATGATCCTCAAACCACAGTTAAAAACGCTAAGAAATGGATTGATTATTATGTAGATAAAATACCATCTACAACTAATTTAATGGCAGTAGTACAAGCTAAAACAGTATCGGATGCAATGCTTACATATAGCAAATTTGCTGAGTTAGGTTATACACATATTGCATTAAATCATGCTGGAGTTTATTTTAAGGAATTATATAAACACCAAAACGAGTTATTAAGTTTAATGACTGGACGTATTAAATTTGTTAATATGCTACCATCATTAAATGGATTTAATAAAACGATTCACCATCACTTATTAGGTGCTACATTACCTAATGAATTCTCTAATTATAAAGGTAAAGAATACGATTTCATTAAAACAATCGATACATCTAATCCAGTTATTTATGGTTTAAAACACGGTAAATACCCAGATAAAGTATTACTTGATAAACCTAAAGAAAAGTTAGAAACATATTTTGATCAGAAGTTATCTGACCAACAAATTTCTGATGTATTATATAACGTTAAACATTTTAGAACACTTTTATCATGATTACATTCAAATCATCAAAATTATTTGATGGATTCTCTACTGTATTTAGACAATGGAGAGCAGAAGGAACCCACTGTAGGTTCTTACATGGATATGCTATATCCTTTAAAGTAGATTTTGAAGGAGATTTAGACGAACGCAATTGGGTATGGGATTTCGGTGGTATGAAACGTGCTAACGGTAATATTGATGGAATGAATCCAAAACAATGGTTCGATTATTTATTAGATCATACTACAATTATTTCCGAAGACGATCCATATTTAGAACAATTTAAACAAATGGAGGATGATGGAATTATTCAATTACGTATTTTACCTTACGTTGGTGCTGAACGTTTTGCTGAGTATTTATTTCAAAAGATCAATGAATTCGTTCAAGACGAAACACATTACAGAGTTAGAGTAGCTAAAGTAGAAGTATTCGAAAATGGCCGTAATTCAGCTTCATACGAAGAGGAATACATGCCTATTTAATTTCTTAATTATATTTACATTGTAAACAGTTTAAATCAAATAAAAAGTTATGAAAAATCAAAAAACGAGTACAATTAATCAGTATGTTACTAAACATGGAATTAAACCATTAACTCCACGAGAATGTAAATTAGTTAATATTTTCGCTAAAGCAATGAAGATTCCATATTCAAAAACTGAACCAACTGAAAAATATCCAAACGGGATACACCTGTATAGTGAGGATTTTTCAAGTATAGTAGTAAAGGGGTTATCGGAACTAACCGCTAAATAAATTAATACGTTCCAATCTTATATTTTATAATTTTATGTCTAGTACAAAAAAAGCAGTTTTATCATTATCCGGAGGAATGGACTCCTCAACATTATTACTTCATTTATTAGCTAATGGCTATGAAGTTACAGCATTAGGATTTGATTATGGTCAAAAACACAAAGTAGAATTAGAGCGTGCCGCATCATTAGTTGAATATATCAACTCAAACCCAGCTCGAAATTATCATGCAGGTGCAGAATCTAATGAATTTGGTGAAATCTATCCTAAGGTAAACTTTCAAATTATTAAATTAGATGGATTGCAAAATTTACTTCATTCATCATTAGTTACAGGGGGGGATGATGTACCTGAAGGACATTACGAACAAGACAACATGAAAGAAACTGTTGTACCTAATCGTAATAAAATTTTTGCTTCATTAATTCAAGCAGTAGCATTATCAATTGCAACTAAAGGAGATAAACAACCAGTAGTAATTGCAATGGGTATTCATGCTGGTGATCATGCTATTTATCCTGATTGTCGCCAAGAATTCCGCGATGCTGATTTTGAAGCATTTAAAATTGGTAATTGGGATTCAGAATTAGTATCTGTTTATACTCCATACTTAGAAAACACTAAATTTGATATAATCGTAGATGGATTAAAATGTTCAGGATTAATAAATTTAAATTTCCCAGAAATATATAAACGTACTAATACAAGTTATAAACCAATCCAACATGATGGAGTATGGTATTCTGATTATAAATCAGCATCATCTGTAGAGCGTATTGAAGCGTTTATTAAATTAAATCTTAAAGATCCGGTTGCATATGCTGATGAAACAGGCCCAGTTAGTTGGGAAGTTGCTAAATCACACGTTGAACAAGTATTAGCTGAGCACGCCGAATAATGGAAGAAATCAGACACATTATTAGTCATTTGTTAGGTGGGTGTGGAGACGCCCATCCTAACATTTTGTCTGTACTCGCTGGTGATGTGCAGTTTCTTACTTATATTCAACAATTAATCAAATTAAAATTTAAAATATGAAGTGTATCAAAAAAGACGGTGAAATCCGTAGAGTATCAGATGCAGATGCTGATCTAAAAGTAAAAGTACATGGATGGACATTTGCTCCTAAAGCCGAATGGAAAACTAAAGTACGAGATGCAAATAAGAAAACCGTTGAGGTAGATATTAATGCAGAAGTAGTTGTAGATAAAAAATTAGCTAAACGTCAAAAATTAAAAGAAAAACAAAATGGCACTAGATTATACTAAAAATCAACCGGTAATTGAAGTATATCGTTGCGTTCAAACTGAAGGATCATTAGCTGGTAAACCACATATCATTGTTCGTACAACAGGATGTACGCATAGATGTTATTTTGGTGAAGGTGGGTGGTGTGATTCATGGTATACATCAATCCATCCAGAAAAAGGTAAATATACGTTAAACGACATTAAGCAATTCTTTTCGGATAATTGGGATATTAGTCATTTAATGTTAACAGGTGGTTCACCAACAATGCATCCTGAAATGTGTAATGAAATTATTAATTTATTCAAAGCATTACATGATAAAAAAGGTATTGTAACTATCGAAACTGAAGGATCTCATCCGTTAATTACTGATCATCGTATTGATGTTATTTCATTATCACCAAAATTCTCTAATTCAATTCCAGTAATTGGTGTTGAAACACCACAAGGTAAAATTGTAGATCAGAAAATGATTGATCAACATAACAAGTATAGAGAAAAATATGATGCAATTCGTCAATTATTAGCATACCATAAGAACTACCACTTCAAACCAGTATGGGATGGTACACCTGAATTAATGTATGAGATTGAGGCTTTCAGAAAACGCTTTAATATACCAAAACATAAAACATGGATTATGCCTGCTGGTGATACTCGTGAAGAATTAATTAAGATGTACCCAATAGTATTAGATTACTGTACAGCACATTCATATAATTTTTCAGGACGAGATCATATTATTGCATACGGTGACAAGAGGGAAGTTTAGTATATTTATACTAAACCCTTAACTTGTTATAACATGGCAAAAGCTAAAGCAGCGGAATCTCGCAAGATTGAAATCAAAAAGAAAACATTGTTTCGTCATTCAAAAACAAAACAATCATTTGCAAAACAATCTAAAAATTACGTTAAAAGATATCGTGGACAAGGTCGTTAATTCGACCTTTTCCTGATTACATTTAAGCATAAAATAAAAGTTATGGCAACAGCAACACTAACGTACGATTTAAACGATCCCGAGGATAAACAAGCACATTTAAGAGCTATTATGTCATTGGATTTAGTATTAATGATGTGGAAATATGACCAGCATTTACGATCAGAATACAAACATGGTGGTAATGAAGGAGCATATGAGTATAGAGAGAAATTTATTCAAATGATGAATGAATATAATATCGATTTAGACCAATTATTATCATAAGCAATGTATCAAGTAGGACAACGCATAGTTACGGATTTAGGTGTTGGTGATATATTACGTGTAGAACACGAGAGGTACTACGTGTTAATCGATTTTCCCTCCGACAGCACACACTCATATGAAACTTGGCTTACCGACAGTGATATACGTTATTCCTTTGATACTAAAGAAGATTATAGGCGAATACCACCCGAAGATGATAATCGAGTAACACGATCATTAAAACCCCCTAGAGCAAAAAAACAAAAAACAGTATATAGACATGGTAGATACTCACAAGTTTGGAGATAAATAAAAAATAGTTATGGATATAGACAAAATATTAAAAATTGTATTAGGTACAATACTAATAGTGGGAATTATAGCAGTGACAATAGTATCAATAGGATTTAGTATGAATAATAAAGATAAACCGGTTGCTGCAATAAGTAGAGAAAATTATGAGATTCAAACTCGTACAATAGATTCATTACAAAATGTAATTGGTAATTTACAATCTGATATTAAAATATTAGAAGAAGGATATGATTCTAGAGAACATAGATACGAAGATGTCATCTCAGATTATGAAATTGGATTATCATATTTAAAAGATTACCACCCAACAGCATATAAAGATTTTCACAGAATAGTGGGAATGAGAGAAAAATATTCATTCGAACTTGAAAGAGAAAATAAAAATAGATTAAATATTAATGAATAACATAGACAAACATTATCAAGAATTATTACAAGACATTTTAGATAACGGAGTAATTAAATCCGATAGAACAGGTACAGGTACTATTTCAGTATTTGGACGTCAGATTCGCCATAAAATGTCAGACGGATTTCCATTGCTAACAACTAAAAAGATGGCGTGGAAATCAATTGTAGCCGAATTACTATGGTTTTTACGTGGTGATACTAACATCAAATTCCTATTGGATTACAACTGTCACATTTGGGATGGTGATGCTTATAAAGGATACGAAGCACAATGTGTTACACATAGTGTAGACCCAATGTCAAAAGAACAATTCGTTTCAGCTATCAAACTTGGTAATAACAAAAAACCACATTTTATTCCTGATTTAACGGGTTATAAACTTGGTGATTTAGGACCAATCTATGGTAAGCAATGGAGACAATGGCAAGGATGGATGGATATGAATGGTAATGAGAAAGGTTCATTATGGTATGACCAAATACTACAATTAGTTCATTCACTTAAAACAAATCTAGATAGCAGACGATTAATGGTAAGCGCTTGGAATGTGGCAGAGTTAGACCAAATGGTTTTACCACCTTGCCATTATGGATTTCAAGTTTATACAAGAGAGTTGAGATTAATAGAACGAATTAATATCGCGATTGAAAAGGGATTAACTACTAAAACTGCTCACTTATCAGAAGAAGATTATTGGAAATGGTGTGATGAAAGAAACATTCCAACTAGAGCAATCTCTTTAATGTGGAATCAACGAAGTGTAGATACATTTTTAGGATTGCCATTTAACATCGCCTCATATGCATTACTGCTTGAAATATTAGCTAAAGAAGTAAATATGATACCTGATGAATTAATTGGTAATTTGGGTGATGTGCATTTATATTCAAATCATATTAATCAAGCTAAAGCGCAAATATTACGTAAACCATATTCATTACCTAAAGTAAACATTACTGAACGTAATTGGTATCAACATGAATTAGTTAAAGAACGATTAGGACCAAAAACATTCAACGATAAAATATTATCATATCGCCCAGATTGCTTCGAGTTAGTCGGATATGAATCGCATTCAGGAATTAAAGCACCATTATCGAATTAATTAT